ATTTGGACCCATCTCCACCCTTCTCCTTGCGCTCCTTGTAAGCTAGCAGCATCGGTTGGGCTACATGACTGAAGAAGAAGTTGTCATACTTGCGTAGCAAGGTGGGGTCTTCCAGAAACTCCCTCAGCTCAGCAAGCCAAGAGGCTGGCTTATGAACCAAAGGAAACACTGACCATGCTCTTTCCTTGTACAAGTCTGGCGAGATAGCTAATTGAACCAGAGCCTCGTGACGGGGGTAGTAGTGGAAGTTGTTGCTAAGTTGCACGTATTGGCCCACCGATACCCCGCTCAATTGGCTAGCCAGCACCTCTTGGAGCATGCTCATATGGACTACGTTGGCCCCATAGGCTCCCCAAATGGCGTCGTTCGATCGGCAACAAACCGTCATATCCAGCATGTTTGAACGTATGCTGAAGTATATGTGGGTGTTGCATGGAACGTCTTTGCTATCCACATTGAGGTCGTAAGTGGGGTCAAACATGGTCAGCACTGCTCTGCGGGAGTCGGGGCGATCGGTAAGTTCTCGCACTATGTACTCCAATTGGTCAAGCCCAAAGTGGTACCTCCAGCGATGGCCATATGCCCCATCAAAGGTGCCCTCCTCATTAGCAAAGGTGGCCATGCGAGAGTTGAAGTAGGTGGGCCACCCTGAGTCATTGCGCCCGTCTATCATCCATAGCGCCTCCATCATGTGGAAGAATGGGTTGGATCGACGCTCGGCGCAGAATAGCACCCGCTCCCTGGGGTGCTGATAGGTGGTAACTAGCGGGGATGGGAGCACCATAACTACCCCATTGCGAGACCTCTCTATGGAGGAGTACCTCTTCAACAAGTCCAGACCTTGCTCATAGGCCCCATTAATGTTGCGAGCTTGTATGGAGAACATTATAGGTACGGGATGGGAAGTGGGAACTGGCCGGTGGCCCCGTCGCGTTGGATCACGCAATAGGTCTCAGCTGCCTCGCGCATAGCGTCTATGATGTTTAGGCCCAGGTTGTTCAGGTAGTGGTTGTAGGCCAACAAGTAGCCCTCAGCCGTGGGCTCCACTGCTACCCCAAAGTCCTTCTCATAGAACTTGGCGTTGATGTGGATCTTGGCGCAGGCCGTATCGCTGAGCCAAATCACATCTGGGGCTAGCATTGATAACTTAGCCCAGCAGTCCTTCATCTTGGGAGTCTTGATGGTCCCCACCGATGGGTCAAACATGATAGCATCGAACCCGCTCACATCTTCTTCCATGAATCGGGTGTAGGAGTCGATGGTATAGCGCACTTGGCAATGTGGGTACTCCTTCTTCAAGTACTCGACCAAGATGGGGTCGCGTTCCCAGAACTCGTGAGTGACCCCATCCCCGCAAGTCTGGTCGATGACTTGAGCAGTTGCCCCTACGCCGCCGAATACATGAAGTACCCGTTTGGGTTTGCCGATATACTTGGGAAGCAGAGTGGTCAAGGCGGTTAAATGCCTGCGCACCAAACTATCGTCCTTCACCAGAAAGTCCTGGTAACTGTCCCGCACTGGAGTGCTAAGTACTTGCTCCAGCCCGATGGGCAACTTGATATTGAAGCCGTTAATAACCATTGTAACCACTCCTTGATGATCCACGAATGTACTTGCTGAATTCGCATAGACAGTTCTGGACGTTATGGGCATCCAGTTCTATTGGCAGGATGTCCTGCAACTTGATGATCTCTGCTCTGAATTCTGGTTGCTTCCACTCCTTGTGGGGAGTATTCAGGATCAGGTTCAACCCCTTCTGGCTACCAGGTCCAGGGGCGCAGAATGACCAGGAGTCGTTTGCTAGGGCCAGTAGGGGAGTATGCTTGAGATCAGCTATGACCTGGGCCGCCATGAACGACCCTATACGGGGCAGGTTTTGAAGGTCCATCCATACGTCCAGGCAGGTATCAAACCTCCACTTAGCCTTGCCGCAAGCCGTCACGGTCTTGCACACGCTGATCTCCTTGGGAGTGCCGTCATGCTCCGCGGTGATCATATAGGCCCCAGTCCAGGTCTTGTCCCCACGTTCCATGCGTGCCCGTATGCGTCTGGCGTACTCTTGAGGCTCCCATACGTCAGGGAAGCCAATCTCCTCCAAGGTTTCAGGCCAATTGATCAGGCGACTGAGGAGGATCGCCGGAAGCAGGTTAGGCTGGTAGAGGTTGGGCCTGATCCAATTAGCGTGGATCCACCGGCTGACCTTGTCGTCCTCTCTCCGCACGTTACAGAACCTGTACCCACGTAGGATGGGATCATCCGTCCAAGGCTTGGGGTCACCGCCTTCCTTCTTAATGCGAATGCTCTCCCGCTCCTTGATGAAGTAGATCAGCTTATCAATCATGATGAGCCTCTATGTACTCCAGCAATTGGGCACCACAATCTTTGGTATGGTCCAAGTCAATGACTACAGAGCCTCTCCGGAGCAACTTGAGTTTGAGAGACTTAATGGGCTTGAGTCTGCCCCTGGTATTGTCCTCGTTCAGGGGCTTGAGGTTGCCGGCCGCAAGTCTGCGCGCCTTCACTCGTTCGATGCAGACCTCGATGGGGGTGTCCAGGAAGGCCCAAACATGCTTCCTTCCGTACTTCTCCATAGCCATTCCCAGCCCGCCATAGAAGGTGCTCATCAGCAGCCCCTCATACACTACGTGGCCTCGGGTTGCGTACTCCTCGATGAGGTCAATTTGCTCCCGTTGGGTGGATACTCCGTCCATTCCTCCACACGCATTCTCGTATGGCCCCAGCACATATACCGGACGCGCCAGGCTGGGGAAGCTCAATTGGTACGCCTCAGGCCGCTTGGGATTGTCCCCAACTGAGGTAACCTCATTGGCTAGGGCCATTAGGTCGCGCACCGCGGTGGTCTTGCCGGAGCCACTAGTGCCGTGGATTTTGATTAGCAGCATGCGTCCTCCAATTGCTCTATTGCCTGGGCGATATAGTCTACAACCTCAGTCAGACTGTCGACTACGGTTTGGGCAGCATCCCCCTTGTCGCCGTTGGCGAGGGCTTCAGGCATGTTGTCGAGGTAGTCTTGCTCCTCATCTCGCAGGTTCTCTACGTATGTGCTCAGCTCATCCAGCTTAGTCTGGGCAACTTTGATCGCTTTGCGGCGGGCTTCATTCATTTCAGTACTCCTTTGGTTGATAGAACCTATACTATACCCTATCAGGGTATGTCAGTCTAGTGGTTTCGCTGGCGAATGACTTGTATGGCGTTCAATAGATCGCCCTGCTCTCTGCCCTTAACGTCCAATGCTTTGAGTACGTGCTCATCCATTGTGCCGATAGCCACTAAGTGGTGAATAAAGACTCTGGCTGCTTCTTGGCCTTGACGATACACTCTAGCGTTGGCTTGATCGTACAATCCTAAATCCCATGGTACCCCTACCCACAAGACGTTGGAGCATGACCCTTGTAGATTCAACCCAATTCCTATGGATGCAGGGTGCCCTATGAGAACAGGATGCTTGCCCTCATTAAACTCCTTGATTAGTTGGTCAGGATGCTTGGAGGCGGTCAAATTGGGTACGTCACCCAGTGCCTTGCGTATGCGATGGACGTCATGGATGAACTCGTAGAATACCAACAAAGGTTGGCCCTGGAGCTCCTCCACGACCTCCTTGAGTGCGGCCATCTTGTCGCAGTGGATATGCTCAGCTGTGCCGTCGGGCAGATAGAGCCCACCATTAGCGATTTGCCTGCATCGGCCTCCAGCTACTCCTGCATTGGGAGAGGTCACAGTTTCTCCGCTGTCGAGCAAGGCAAAGAATTGTCTCTCCATGTCTTTGTACTTAGCCATGCTCGCCGGCCCTAGCTTGACGGGGATGGAGTTATATACCAACTCAGGCATGTCCAAGTAGTCTTTGGCAGACAACCTGAATACCAGAGGGGCTATGGCCTCATATATCTTGTCCTTGAGTTGAGGCACTACATTGTACCCATACCCGCTGTAATCAGGTACGCAGTACATCGTCCTGAAGTGAGAAATGAATAGCCCTAGGGCTTTGCCCCTGTCTAGCAGGTACATTTGGGACCACAAGTCCTCCAACCCATTGGGGGCTGGGGTGCCTGTAAGTATCCACCTACGCCCAAAGCAATGTAGGTTGTCCTTGAGCGCTTTGAAGCGGAGTGACCCAGAGTTCTTGAAAGTGCTGGACTCGTCAATTACCAGCAAGTCAAATTGTTGCTGAAATATCTCTTTGTTCTGAAAGTAGGTTAGAGCAGACTCAGGGTTGATGCCAATGATACCACTCTTAGGCAGATTTTTGGGGGACACTCTGCTCTCGTGCCAATTATGGAACTCCAACCCAGATAGGTTGTCCCATTTGGCGATCTCATTGGGCCATACAGTGTACAGGGTGCGAATGGGAGCAACCAGCAGCACCTTCTTAATGTGCCCTTCCGCCATCAGTTGCTGGATACAGTATAGGCTGATTACAGTCTTACCCATGCCCATGTCCAGCAGCAACCCCGCATGCCGTTGGCCCAGCATAAACTTGATCGCATCCAATTGATACTGGTGAGGGTTGAAGATCATAGCATAGTCGGCAGCAAGTAAGTCAGCTCAGGATGGGCTCTAAGTTGGTAGTGGTACTTGGCGATATCATCCCCCAACTTGTACTTGCCCTTAATCAAGTAGGACGGGATGGCGCAGGCCACAGTCTCTGCCTCACTGTACCCGCACTTCCTGTGACCGCTGAATGGGTTATCCAGGTCACTGATCCATGAGACGATCTCATCCAATCCTTCCCTGGGGGTGTTCCCAGGGAATATGGTTTTGAGACATTTCAGCGGAGGACTGGGAAGCATCCGAGGCAAGTCTGATACGTCTATGTCTGCCTCAAATACGTTGTTGAGAAGGTCGACCCATTTCAGTAGGAAGTACTCACCGAACCCCACGATTTTAAGGCGGTTTAAGACCCCCCACATTTCCGGTAGGGTACGGGCCTGGACGGGTATCTGAAAGGCCGAAATAGGCCCGCCCTGCGCCCGTAGGGAGGTGTAGCAGGCGACCCCCGCCTCCCCCCGAAAGTACCGGCGCTCACTGCCCCTCGGAGCAGTGGGGTACATAGCCTCCACATAGTCCCAAAAGTCAGCTACTTCTGCGGCTTGGTACGCTCCCTCAGTCTCATAAAACATGAGTAGGTACATACAGAACTTCTTCACCCAGTCGTCCCCCTTGACATCTCTGGCTCGGTACAGCATTGTGTACAAGGGGTCAAGCTCGCCAGTGAGCACCAACTCACGGGCGAAGGTTGTATAGCTCATTGATAATGCTCCTTGCGTCAATTAGGTTATCCGCCACCCTCACTACGGCCCCCAACTTCGTCAATTGAGAGTGAATAATGGACTGTAGAGGTCTGAGAGTATGTTTGTATTGCTTGTACTCAATGAACCAGACATGACCGTTCCATACGTACAGCCGGTCTGGCCACCCTGATTGACCTTTCACATTGAGCTTGAGCGTCATCATGCCTAGGGACTTAGCATATTCAGACGCCTTTTGCTCAATGCGGCTTTCCAGCTCAGTTGTGCTCACAGGGGCCGCCCTTGCTAGCCTTGTAGTCGCACCACTTGCAGGCCTCAACTGATGGGGTAGCGGGGTACTCATTGGCCCCAAATAGGATGTTCCATCTGGCCTTCCAGAAGTTCAGGAGGTGGGGCAGTAGTGCTCTGGGGTACTTGGTCGGAGACCCTGGTC